TTGCTCGCAAGCTCCTGCTCTCGCTTATCAAGCACACCACTAAACACTTTGTGCTGCTCTTCACGCTCGTCAAGCTGAGCCTTACGAGCCTTCAACTGCTCGTCGAACTCATGAGCCTTCCTCAATAATTGATCAAGCTCATTGTTGCGCTCGCGATTCGCCTTTCCTTGACTTTCAAGTTCAGCTTTCGCTTTCCCTTGAGACTCAATAATGCTGTCAGCTTGCGCAGCACGCTTCTTCAACTCTTCCTCTCGCTTCGCAAGTCTTTTTTCCTCCTCTTTAACCTTCGCCTCCCTGTTGCCTATCTCCTCAATACTCTTCTTAACCTTAGCAGGGTCCGCGAAGGCCTCAAGCAAACGCATAAGCCGAATCATCTCGGCAGGAGAAGCAGTTTCCATCTAAGCCTCCTCAGAACGGCGTAGTAAGCGTGACCCACGAATCGTTGGAGGCATCTACCGCCTTCCAAAGCGTGTTATTCGTAGTGTCAAGTATGATTTCACCTGCGTACTGCGGCGTCACAGAGCCATTAGGCTCTCCAGCATTCTCCCTGTTCGGATAGTCAAACGACTTATCCGTAGGATTGTTCCCACTAAGATCCGCGACTCTAGCCATTTGACTATCCTTTCGACACAGGGCGGTTCGAATTAAGCTCTCCACATAGGCGAAGCTACTTCTCCTCAGTTTCGCAGAGTGTCAACGACAAGCCACGGTCCATCGCCACTCGTGCGTCGTTTTCGGCAAGCTTAACTTTATCGCCTGCCTTGTACGACTTGCCGTCGATGATAGTACCATCGACATTGATTGTATACTCTTTCGTGTCATCCTTTCCAACAACACCATCCTTCATCTTCTGCTTCGGTGGATGGTTAGCACTATGCACAGGCGCAGTCGGAAATCCAGCATCGCTAGTCTCAAGTCCATCAGCTGCTTTCTTCGTCATCTTGACCTCCTTAGCCAAACTTCTGTTAACCAAACTTCTCCCCGTTAACTTCGATATCCACAGGCTTACTGCCCTCGACAAGAACGATGCGTAATTCATTCTTACCCATCATGGCCTTTTCCATAAGTGATCTGGCGCCATGACCTCCTCTGTCAAGGATGTCCCGACTCGCTCTTAGACTTACATTGTCATGCTTACTCTTCATAGCATGATGATACACCCGACTCAACGCATCATGCCCATACGCTGCAATACGCGCACTAATCAAATTACTATTAACACTAATAAACTCTTGACTTATGTAATCGAAAGCCTCGCCGTATGCCGCGTGCTTCCTAATCGCTTTAACGTCATCAGTCGTGATTCCGACGGCTTCGGATATTTCACGATTTCCCACTCCGAGAAGAGTGTAGACCAATATGACTGCAATCGCCTTGAGCGTTTCAGGCGGCGCAGGCATCTCCTTGAGCGTCCTCTTCGTAGCTGCTTTAAAGTTCTTGGCACTGAGTTCTCTCTCTGCTTCTCGCTCAACATCCTTTATCAGCCGACCGTTATCCATAACATATGGATCACCCGGCTTAGGCAGCGCACGCATCTTACCATTTATAGGGGAACTGCTTCTTGGCATACAATCACCCACTTATTCTTCGGTAACTTCATTTTGTAGCCAAACGCCTTAGCGTCGCTCTCACAATCAATCTTGCTAAGCGACGCATTAGGCGGAAATAACGTACGATCTATGTAGCCACACTCATGCGGTTGCGCAGCTACACAGACCAACAAAAAGAACCAAGTCATCCTGTGTGACTCACACAGCTACCTGGTTCCAAGCGGGTTTCCATCGCCATTCGCTACGGGACTCGCCGTGTACGTGTTGGTCGAGAACGCGAGAATGTCGTGGTCGATGGCGGTTTCGTCAGCAGATGCAGTGTTCCGTCCGACAAGAGTTTCAGTCTCGACGACCCTGACTCCACCAAGCTCCGAATTAGCTTCGATCCGCCCGAGAGTTTTTGATGCAGCTGAACCGGCCGCAGCGCCATTGAGAGTCTCCATCAATTCACGAAGAGCATAAGTGCCCTTCTTGTTAAGCATCTTCGCAGCCTCACGGCGTGCAAAATTAATGCCACTAACCTGTGACAACGTAGCAGCATACTGGGCCCAAAAGCCACCCTTGACATCAGCAGTCGCACTCATCGCATCCTCCAAATCGATGGACCGAGAGCCGCGGAAAGACGCGGGCGACGACTCGGCTCCCGGTCCTGCTTCGCCGATCGGTCGTCACGTCTCGGCCAGCTGCGTGAGTTGTAGCATTATTGTAGTCATGTGTCAAGCGCGTTTTGTAGCGGTGATAGCAGCGTCGTGGTGTGTGAGTCACACAGGATTTTGAGCTATGTTGCAGTGCAGCATTGTTGGAATTTTAGGGTGTATTTTAAGCTTGACAAGCGTTTCTTTTTATGATATCTTACTAACCACACAGCAAGATGGTGCGCTGAGCGAGCGCATGTGCTCCCCGAAGGGGAGGACAGGCGCGAGCGAACAGATATATACAGGCAACAACATATAGCTTTGCTATAATTGCGGCGAGCCTCGTCGCGAAGCGACGAGGTGAGGGGAAGCAGCGTAACGAACGAAAAATGCGTTTTCGCGGCCATATTTTGCCCAACAACTTTCCTGTGTGATTCACACACTTGACAAGTCCTCATCGCTATGCTAACATACCTTTGTTCATGACTGTTCCATGAGCATTTCCTCCCTTCACTTGGCCCCGCATCCGGCGGGGCCTTTTTTCTGTGTGAGTCACACAACTTTCCGGCGGAATCTAAAACCTCTACACACTCCCACTCCCACCTAGTCCTCATTGCGCCGAAGGCGCGGATATATACTGTATATATAGCACTTTCCGCAAACACCCTCTTCCTCAACACCCCACAACAGTTCGAGCCCCCAATCTTTCGACAGGGGGCTCGTAACCACATCCGGAAGTACTAGGCAGTATTACAAGTATAATAGCTGTGTGAGTCACACAAGTCAAGGGGGTAAAATAAATAAATAATAAGTGTAGGAATATTTATTTATAATAAGAAAACCAACAATGATGTACCTCGCATGGCTCGCCCCCCCACAAGTCAACAGGAGAATAATACCGTCTGTGGATAACGGGGGGACTACGGGGGGGAGTCAATGTAGTAGTCAATGTAGACAGTGTACATGACTACGCGCTGTAAGCACGCATAACACAACAGCGCAACTTGTTGGTTTCACATGCGTTCCGGCGATAGGCCGGCGCCTCAATTCGTAGTATTGCTATCAGTGACTACAGAATGCTGGCGGCGAAACGAGGACAGTGATAGCGAATTGGTGACGTGATGAGGACGGCACATTAAGTAGCTATATCCGCGCCTGCGGCGCGTGGTTGACTACAGAATGGAGATAGAACGTGAATACGTTCGTGCCTGTGGCTGCGTCAAAAACTTGTGTGAGTCAAACAGAAAAATTGAGTTATCCACAGAAATGTTTTTGCGGTTGCAACCGAAAGTTGCTTGACAGAAATCCGCAACCGTCTACGATCGGCGACGGTCTAAGTGCCCTAGTGGCCGGCTCAGGACCCAATACCAAGGTTTCGCTAATCCAGGCGGGCTCATTGACAACCGAATATGACCAAATTTCGCGGCGGATGCTATCCGTTCGCTGGCGGTAAGTGGCCGTTCACTAATCGGCCCTAGCGCATTCCAGGCTAACGCGCTGTTAGCAATGCGGCTTACACTGGCAACGGACAATCCGAGGCGAAACAACCTAATCGCTTTCACAGTGTAGCGCGACGGTGCTACGCTGTACCTTTCGCTTTTCCGCTATGCATTCGAGCATTTGCTAGCGATGAGCGGATGATAGCGCAAACAGGACAGCGCAACGGTTCATGGCTGGCCAGCATGATTTACGCGCTACACCGTGAAAGCGATTAGAAAACCCAGCGAAAGGAAAGATAGCTATGGTTCGCAAGGCAAACCAGACTGCTGATACTCGTTCGTTTTCGTTGAAGGTTAGCGAAAAAGGCGCCGTAAGCTTGTATGGCTTGCGTCGCTTTCCCGTTACCTTTTACGCGGATGAGTGGCGCGCGGTGCTAGGTAAATCCGACGCAATCCTTCGTTTCATCGAAGCTAATCGCTCGAAATTGAGCGATAAGCAGGAAAGCGGGGGCGTTGTTGGCGGTACTCGGATTTAGGTGTTGCACTGATTAGGCTAGCGCAAATGCTAGCCTAGTTCGGGCAACATTGCCCGTATCCCAGCGATGGAAAGGAAATACAATGCGAACGATCCTGTTAGCTCTGGCGATGCTGCTTGCGTTCTCTCCGGTTGGATTTGCCCAAGAGGCATCGCAAGGCGCGACAGACTACCGCACGGCCGTCAAGGCGTGCGGTGCGGAGTGGCGCAAGCGTGACGATTATGAGACCAGGAAGGGTCGCGACGCTTGGAACGAATTCCGCGCCGACTGTGTGGTGCGGCAAGGGTACGTAAGCAAGAAGGATCAGGCGAAAGCGGCCAAGGAGGCGAAGAAGTCGCAGTAACGTGGTATGGTGGGAGGTGTGATGTCACACCTCCCACCACGCTGGAGTGGGTGTGGCAATTCAGCCACACCCACTGGGATTTCCTGGCTGACGACATAGGGTTGATAGGGGACGGACATAGGGTTGATCGGAGCCAAGATTGATAGGTCAGGATCGCTGACCTATCGGGCTTGACTTGGGTAGCAAAAAGTGCTATCAAAGCGGCCTTGTGTGATACACACACAAAAATGCCATAGAGAGGAGAAAATCATGGCAAAGCAAGTGCAGAGTGGAAAGGCGAAGACCCCGGATGCAGTGAAGGCAGCGGCCGGAAAGATTGAGGTAAAGGCGCCGAGTGGAAGGGTACCGAGTAGCTTGCCAGTGCCGCACATAAGCAGCAAGGCACTGAGTACTGATGTTGGTCCATTGGTGATTGCTAGTCTCGATAAGAGCTATCGAGATGAGCAAAAGGCCAATGAGATGCTAGCTGCTGTGGAGGCGAAGCGGTACGATATGCTTGGTACGCTTACGTTGGCTGTGGTGAAAGCAGCCAAGGCTGACAAGCAGATTGCAGATGCATTGCCGAGTTGCGTTGGCGAAGACAAGCAAGCGCAAGGTCGATTGAATGATATGATCGGCATTGCGATTGGTACGCGGGAAGTTGTCACGGTCGGAGAAGGTGACAAGGCAAGAGAGAAAGTACAGGTTGCCAAGGCTGTGCAGAAATACTTCCCGAGTGCTGGCGACGTACCAAACAGTACTGAAGCAAAGCGGAAAGCTACACTCAGGACTAATTTCGCCACAATGTTCAAGAAGTGTCAGCAGGCCGCTCTTGGGATATACGAGAATAAGATCGAGGCCAAGATGGACAAGCAAGCAGGTACGTTGCTGCTTACTGGTCCAGAGATCAAGAAGCAATTTGGCCAGCCCAGTGTGCTGTTGAATGAAAAGCAGACTGTGGGTGAAGGTGACAAGGCTGTGAAGCTGCAAGAGAAGCCTAGCTACACTGCGATTGCAGCAAGAGCAGCTGAAGCCCATGGTAAGGTCATGGCAAGGCGGATTGACAGTCGGCAGACTGTGAGTGGTAATGGCAATGTCAATCTCAGCGACAGCTTGGCCAGTGTGTGCAAGAGCTTGATCAGTATCCTTGGTAAGATCAAGGAATTGACTGATGGGCACAAGAAAGAGCTTGAGGCTGTGTACAATGCAATCGACCAGCGATTGAGCGACTAACTAGGCACGTGGCGCTGTGTGAGTCACACAGCGCCACCTTTTTGTGTGGAGATGAGAGATGGATAAGAAGCAGGTAATTGGCCCATTGGTTGGCATAGGGTTGATAGGGGCACTGGGTTACGCAACGCATCGGGGTGATATTGTGGTTAAGAGTGATCCTGGTGGTGACATTGTGAGGCGATATGAGGAATTCTACACCGCGTACAATGCTGGACAGAGGCATGTTATTGCTGGCCGTTGTGCTAGTGCTTGTACTATGCGTTTGGCCTTTGATACCACATGCGCGTTACCTGATGCAAAGATTGGGTTTCACAAAGCATATTATGTGGACTTTTTTGGCTTGAAGATAGGGAGTGAATGGGGAACGAAGTATATGATGGATAGATTGCCAAAGAATGTGCAGGATTGGTGGAAGGGGAGAGGAGTTAGTCACAAGATGGAGTGGCTGGAAGGTGAGGAATTGAAAAAGCTTGTAAAAATATGCACATAAGAGTTGAAAAAGCTTGTAAAAATTTGTGCTTGACGAGCGATAGCAAATGTGCTATCATGAGAATTCCGCAGCGTCGTGCGGCGCTGCGAATTTGTGTGAGTCACACAACGGAGAGGATCATGAGAGACTTGAAAGCGCACTTGACAGAAGGCTTTCTGTTGTACGTGGAAGACCCTGCTGATAGCTTGTTTCAGCGTGGGTTCTTGGCTGCGATGTTGGAGATTGGTAAAGAATGCGTGGATGTTGATGAGAAGTTCAAAGGGTTAATGGATAGGGTGAGGAAAGTCAACGATATGGAGGCTGGCTATGAGTCTCAAGAACAAGTACGTAGTTCACTCGATGGAGAGTGACGAGAGAGTGGTGGTGCAAGACTTCAGGGAAGCTGAGAGGGTGTGGAAGGAGTGGAATAGAAGAGGCGATAGAGCAGGAATGTTCTATTGGAATCATGAAGGAGAGTGTGAGAGGAGACATGCGAGTGGAGGGTATCCACTGAGTACTGATTATGGAGAGTGACATGGACTTTGAGAAGTTTCGTAAGAAGCATAATGCGGCTAGGAGAAAGCAGCTTGCGGAACAGCTTAAGTTGCAGGCGGAGATTTTGTGTGAGTCACACAAGGAGACGAGAAAGCGGAGAGCGGTTCTGAATAATATGCTGAGTGTCATCTTGGAGTTGTTGAGAGCGGATGCTCATATGAACCAAGAGAAGAGAAAGGCACTGGCTCAGCATTTTGAAAATAGTGCCTTTGGCGGCACCCCGATTGTGGAAGTTGGGGATGACGTTTTCGATAGAGACATGATCCACATCAACGGGTCATTCGCAGTGAGTGACCTAGCGAAGAAGATGATATGGAAGCAGTAAATGGGCTGGACTGATGCTGTTGGGATCGAGGAAGTGGTAAGAGTTGATGGACATACTGTCACACTTGTTGAAAGTGGCGGTATCTACTGGGTGGATATGTGGGACGCAAGTGGAAGTAATCGGTGGCACATGCGTTTTGATAATCGCACCGATGCAGAGAATGAACTCAAGAAGTGGAGAGACTAAGATGAAAGTGCTGAACCCCGGATTCTACAGGATGAAGGGAGGAAGTGGTGCTGTTCCATTCAAGAAGGTGGAGCGGGCGTTGGATGATAGACTGCTTCAGATAAAAATGAGTAATGGGAACTGGTGGACGCTGAGGCGGAATGGGAAGACGCAGAGATGGAAGACCGATCCGAATAGGATAAGGATTCCATACAAGTACGGATTCTATGAGTATGGGGCGATAGAAACTGAGGACTTTGTGGATGTGTGAATCACACAACAATGAGCAGGACTCCCTGAAAGGGGAGTCCTTTGGCTGGTTTGTAGAGGAGCTAGACTATGAAAAAGGACAGAGACGAAGACATCATAAGCTTGCAGGCAAAGTTGAGAGACGCAAGGCTAGAGTTAGGCAGGATTATTGTGTGGAGTAACAATGATCCTGTGTTTGTAGGGAGTGTGACTCAGCAGGCTAACATGAAGCTGCTAGATAGGTTGACTGGCTTGGCAAAGATATTGGATTCAAAGACATGATTTACCCAAAGCGGTTTAAGGAGAGACAGAGGCTTACGATGAGTGAGTGTTTGTTGATGATTACTGAGACTAAGGAGGGCTTGGATGAATTGATAAGCTATCTGAATAGCACGAAGTTTGAAGGTTTTGAAAAGGACTTCGTGTATGTGAGTACGGACATCTTACCGAAGCTGAAGCAACTGAGGAGGAGATTAGATGCGTAAGTTAAGCATCGCTAGACAGAAGCGTGTCGCTGTTGAGAATTGGTACATCGAGTACAAGGCTTACAGGTTCAAGAAGTATGATCCTGTGCTGGATCAACTGGCGAGGATATTCTTCGGAAGGACGGTGAGGCAGGTTGCGAAAGCGACGGGGATCAGTGAGAGTACGTTGTACAAGTGGAAGCGTAAGAAGACAAGGAGTCCACGGTTTGCAACTGTGGCAGCGGCCGTGTTGTCATATGGTGGTGTGAGTATTGAGTTTGATCCGCGCAGTAATAGGCCGCTTGTGAAAAAGTTAGCGCCTCCTGTGCGGGTCGTGGACCAAGAAAGTGCTTGACAAGCGATGGCAATAGTGCTATCGTGGGCTGTTTTGTTGCTTAACCCAAACCGTAGGAGGCCGTGCCAGAGAAGATTGAGAGAGTTCGGTGATCCGTGTGAGTCACACAGCTAACATCGTTGCGTATCAAGCCTGTGTGACTCACACACAAAAAGTGAAGGGAGACAGACTGTGACAACCGAGGCATACATTACCAAAATCGTCAAGGAACTAAACAAACTGGGTCGGAATGGTACAGCAAACCCAGATCAGAAGCACAATGTTGGGAGTTACTTGGGAGAGGCGTTCTTGTGGCAGGAAGTGATGCGGTATGCGGAGGGTAGGAGAGACTTGCTGTTTGATAAGATTAAAACAGAGGTAGCTAACTGGGAGGAGTTGGAAGCAGGGGAGCATGAGATAGCCAGCAGTCCACACTTTGCGTTTGTGTGTAGGGTTAGTAATCCTGTGAGACGGTTTAGTGCGGATGCATTGGCTAAGGAAATGAGGAAGAAGTTCAAGATACCTGAGCCTGTGGTGAGGGAGATGGTTGAGCAGGCTAAGGTGCCGACTAAGCCAACGGTGAGCAAGAAGGTAATGGAGAGACAGTGATGGGATTGGTACTACAGCCTAGCCTTGATGAGCACACGAGGGCAGAGATTGAAGCCCATGTGGAGCAGGTCAGGGCTAGGCGTATGGTTGCTGCGATTGAGTATCATGAGGGTGTGAAGCAGAAGTTGGAGTATGAAGCTGAGAAGGTAAGGAAGAAGATGCTCGGTCAATATGAGATGCTTAGGAAAGAGATCGACAGATTGGATCGGGCATTGGAGAATGTGGAGAAGAGATTGACTACGATCGGTATTCTTCAGCAGGAGATCGGCGTAGTCTATGACATGGCCAATGACTTGACATAGGGTTGATAGGGATGACAACATTCAACGAGTTTCAACGTGAGTTACACCGCAAGGGCATAGAGGCGAATAATGCCTATATGTTCACGCTGCTTTACGAAAGAGTGAGTGAGATGTCTCAGCGAGTGGAGGAGATGAGTCAGTTGATGATCCACTTTGCGGAGCAGATGCAGTTGTTTGTGCAGTTGAGGGAGAGTGATCAGAAGACGTTGAAGAAGCTGCAACGGAAGGGCTTGCCTGAAGGTGTTGAGTTTGGAAGCGTCGCGAATGAACCGGAATAGTGTGTGAGTCACACAGTCATGCGCAAAGTCAAAGGGTTCTTGACGAGCTTCGGTGCCTTCTTTGAGAGCAGAGAAGAGGCCGAATACCATGAGGCGATAGACTTGCTGGAGACGAATGGAGTCGATGGTGTGTTTATCGCCGTATGTAATGAACATCCAGAGCTAGTGCGGAGATATATTGATGCCTTCGAGAAATATACCGCGATTAGTCGAGGTACAACAGACGACGGCGAGGCAGAAGAAGGTCTTAAGACCTTACTCGAATTCGAGGCTAGTCGCCCTAAGCCAATGTCCAACGTGGGGAGTGGTTAGTGCGCAGAAACGGTATGCAAGCACCGCAAGGGCTATGGCTCTTGAAGCAGGCGTCACGATGCACGAAGTGTTCGGGGCAGTCAGAATATGGCAACTGGAGCATGTGCAAGGATTGCGAAAGCACGCTGATGCTGTTGCCAAAAGAATCTTTGGTATGGATCGTTGGCGAAAGTGCGTCAAAGAATGCACGGCTGACGACGACCGTGAAAATCTTATGCAGCTTGCATTTGCTGTGCTTCATACTAGTGATTGGATTGACAATCCTGATGACAGTACACGGACCATGACCAATATGGAGTTGGCTAGTATACATTATATTGACGAGCGTATGCCGTATATGGAGAACTGGCCTATCTATGTGGAGGGTGATAAGGTTGGGATCGAGCAGCATTTTGATTGTGTATTGTATTTTGAGGATGGTGCGGAGTATCGGTATATCGGGACTATCGATGGGCTGGTAGCTAAGTTGGGGAAGAAAGATGAATGCTATTTGGACGAGAATAAGACGGCGAGTAGGCTTGATGCTGGATGGCGAGCAAGTTTCGATATGTCACATCAAATTACAGGATATTGTGCTTGCTCTTGTGTTGTTTTCGGCTTCCCTGTGTTTCGGAGTAGGGTTACTGGTGTTAAGATAAAGCCAACGAATAAGGGAGAGGATATATATGTCCTTGAGCCAATCGAGAGAGACGAGCCAAGCATTCAGGCATGGGCACGATGGTTACGGAACACTGCTGATCTATATGAGACGTTCAAGGATGACTACGAGTACGCAGATCGGTATACACACAGTTGTAATCGATACTTCCGGCCTTGCTCGTTACTCCCCTTTTGCTGTGATTCTCCCGAAGGGAGAGCTGAACAGTGGTCAGAGATGGTGGATGCTGATCCAAGTCCAAGCGAACGGGCTGTGATGGAGTTATAGGATGACACTAAGCGAAGGGAGACTGACGTGAGCGACTGCCCGACCTGTAGAGGCACCAACCGAGTTTGGAACAACCTGCTTGAAGAATGGCGAGGATGTCCAGATTGTGAGGGGAAGACTGACGTGAGCGACGATGAGCCGTGGCCAGGATACCTAGAAACCGCAGGCATGGGTCCAAGGGAGGCGACGAGCGAACCACAGTCTTCAGCTGAATACCGCCAGCAGCGCGGCAGCGATCTTGTGGAGCGGTTGCGCCGCCCCGTAATGGTGCACGCTAACGCAGAGGAAACGAACGCAGAGCGCCGAGAGGCCGCAGACCGGATCGAGCAGCTTGAGGCGGCGCTGCGTGAGGTTATCTGGCACCATCTGCGGCAACTGCAAGGCTAGTGCTAGGGTACGCCGCTCATGATAAAGAACTTGTGTGAGTCACACAGCCATGATGCAGTTTTTAAGGTTGATCCATTTAGCTCCTGAGATTAGTGAGATAGCGGACAAGGTGAAGCCGGTGATCGAATTAGCTAAGGTTGTGTGGACTGATATAAAGCCGACTGTGGAGAAGATACTTAATGATCCAGTTGTGAAGAGTATGCTGGAGAAGGAGAATGAGATACTGGATGTGTATTGGTTACAGGAGAGTCTGAATAAAGTTGGGTTTGTGTTGGATGTAGATGGACTGTACGGCAAGAAGACAAGAGATGCGGTGGATATATACAGGGTAAGTAAGAACATGCAGCCTAATGGGTGGGCTGATCCAATAATGCGCGCTGCGTTGAAGCTTGATCTAGCAAAGGTGAAGCATGAAGAAATTGATGCTCGGTCCAGTTGAAGTGGATAGCGGTGCTAAGGCACCAGCGAGGATGTGTATACTGATGTGGGGAGCGGCTGGTACAGGAAAGACAACGTTCGCAGCGACGGCTCCTGGGAATAAGCTGTGGCTTAGTTTTGGTGATCAAGAGCATGTGAGTGTTATGCATAGGAAAGACGTGTTGGTAGCAAATCTTAGTGAGCTTCACTACGAGGAGTTATTCAAACATGCGCAGAGTGAGAATCCATTTGGGCTGGATCAAGTGCTGGCACAACATACAGACATTCAAACAGTCGTGGCCGATTCTCTCACCGCCCTTACCTTCGCTGCGCTACAGAAGGCTGTGGGGGATAAGGTGGGTGGCAGTAGGACTTTTACTCCTACGATGGAGACTCCCGGAATATCGGCTTACGGTGGCAGAAATGCTATTGTTATGGAATGCGTCAAAGGGCTCATGCGGGTTACGAGCAAGCATGGCGTTCATCTCATAATGATCGCACATGAGGATGATCCTGTTGTGGATAAGGAGGGGATTGTGCAGCACATTAGTGTGATGTTAGGTGGGAAGTTGGTTAACAATATGACATTCAGGTTGAGTGAGATTTGGTGGATGAGCCAGGATGTGACAGGTGACAAGAAGAGGCGACTTGCTGTTAATCCGACTAGGAAGCGGCGACCAATTAAGACGAGGATGTTCAGTCATAGGGGACAGCCTGAGTTTGAGTTGAAGTACGATGCAGATAGACCTGACAAGGGACAGATGACGATAGCATCATGGTACGATTTGTGGGAAAAAGGTGGGATGCAAAAGTTAGAGGTTCCAAAGTGATGTGCCCTAAATGTAAGAAGCCAGTAACGCTGGATCATACATATAGGATCGTAGATCGGAACACAGTGGAGCACACGGATTGTGAGAACCCTGAGTTGGGACAGGGCTTATTGGGCGTGAAACTGGTACCGGAGTTGAAGGAGTCGAAATACTAAGCTCCTGATCGGAGGCAACTACCCTACACGTGTGTCGTGTAGATGTTAACCGAGTCTGGCCGATCACAGACTCAAACAATGGAGGCCATTATGGCCGACGATGAAGTACTAGGCATACTGGAATTGGAAGACAATCTGGCGGACGTTGAGCGCCCGCCGGAGTTGCCACCGGGAGTGTATACTGGTGAAGTGCAGGACGTACAGACGGCTGTGAGTGGAAAGGGAAACAATTACTTTTCCATCAAGTTCGTTGTCCCGCAGGACCAGCTTCCGGCGGACATTCGCGAGCACTACGAAGATGGTGCCATACTGTACTGGAATAGGCAGGTGGTTCCGAAGCGTGGTGATCGGAGAGCATTGTTCAACCTGCGCAAGTTCATTGAAGCGTTGGGGTTGGACACCAATACCAGCACGATCGATCCGAATGACTGGATGGGCAAGAGTGCTCGTCTGCGAGTTCGGACTGATAAGTGGCAGGGAGAAGACCGCGCACAGATTCAAGCTGTGGAAGCGGCAGAGCCATCGGCACCGGCAAGGAGGAGAGAGCCGGAGCCTGTGAGGCAAGCGGCGGCTGGTGGGCGTAGAACCGCTCGCCGGTAAACCTGAGCAAAGCCGGGCTGTGTGACTCACACAGCCCGGTAATCTGGAGGTCAGATGGATAGAATACGCGAAGTGCTAGTTAACCTGTTTGAGATTCCAAGCACTGGATCGACTAGGTTAATCGTCAGGCTTTGGGTTGGTGATAAGCCTATGATAGATCGAGCGGCGAGAGCACTAGGTATGACACAGGCTAGGTTTATGCGGACTGTGTTAGTTAATGCGGCAAGGCAAGTGATGGATGACATTGCTGCAAAAGAGCGGCAGGAAGTAGCAGAAGTGTTGAATATAAGGCATGATTTGCCACCAGGGATGAGAAGATGACGCGGTTTGACATAGAGTTCTTCGGAAGAATGCTCACAATAGGGGTGGTCCTTGCGACCATTATGTTCCCATGAAAGGTAATCAACTGTCTATGGAGCAGCAACATGCAGTCGATCTCTGTTGTGACTTCACACAGCCTATTGCCAGTGTTACTGGTGGGGCTGGTACTGGTAAAACTCTTGTGCTCGGTCATGTATACAAGGAAGTCAAAAGCAGAACTAATCTCGTTGGCCTCTGCGCGCCGACTGGAAGGGCTGCGAAGAGAATCCAGGAACTCACTGGAATTCCGGCTAAGACTATTCATAGGCTCTTGGAATTCCCATTACCCGATGAGGATATTGGGGATGATCAGGAATTTGGTCAGCCTCGGAGGAATCGACAGAACCCATTAGTGCATAGGATGGTCATTGTCGATGAAGCATCGATGATCGATCCGCAGTTGTACAGGTGTCTGCTTGACGCGCTGCCGCCTAATGGAGTCATTAGGTTCTTTGGAGACAACAACCAACTACCACCGGTGGAATCAGATGGAACATTACCGCCCTTCTTCAAGGTGCTCGAGGAGTTCCCTGCTATCACACTCACTTACAACTTCAGGAGCGAGGATGCTATTGTGGGCAACGCTATGCGGATTCTTAGTGGCAGGATACCTATTAGGAACCCTCAGTTCGAAATACTCTATAGTAGCGAACCCATTAAGCTCCTTATGGAGTTCGTCAACCAAGACTTTACAAGAGACGACCATCAAATCATTGTGCCTACACGACGCGGGAGGGTCGGAACCATGCGCATTAATCCCTCACTGCAACTGCGTTTTAACCCGCATGGTGATCTACTGCTCTTGCCTAGGTTTGATGGAAAGGAAGCAGATTTGGCGGTACGCGGGGATGACAAATTTCTGTGGATTAAAAATGACTACCAATTGAATCTGTTCAACGGAGAGATTGGGCGTATCCAATGGGTGGACCCCGAAGATGGATCGCTTGGGATCAAGGCAGACAATAGGGAGATAGAGATACCTGCCAGAGTAAGGACGTACAGTGCGTACTTGAAGACGATGATTAACTACGATCCAAGGAAACAGTTGGAGCTAGGTTATGCAATCACGACACATAAGGCTCAGGGTAGTGAGTTTGAAACGATCATATACTGTATTGCGAAAGGACATTTTTATCTGCTTAACAGACGCAACTTCTACACGGCTGTCACGAGAGCGAAGAAGAACGTGATCATCATTAGTGACAGGAATGCGATGCACACCTCGTTGAAATCGTACAAGATGGGAGGCTAGCATGGTTAGGTATGTGCTGCTAAATGGTCCGCCTCACTGCGGCAAGACAACAATAGCGAGAGAGTTATGCATAGCGATTAAGGAAAAAGGGAAGTTCGCTATACAGGACTCGCTGGCTGCACCACTGAAGCACTTCATAGCAACGGCGTTGGGAATTAAGTATGGAGAGACGAATAAGGATCGGGCTATGCCAGAGTTGAATGGTGTCAGCATTCGACAGTTTATCATAGCGTTGGCTGAGGAACATTTGAGGGATAGATATGGACGAGATTTGTTCGCTCGATGGCTCGTGTACCGCTCACTACGTTTTCCTGATCGTAAGCCTGACTTCGTTATCGTTGATGATTTGGGTTTTGTTGAGGAAGTAGAAGCAATGCCAAATCATTTCATTGTAAGAGTGGTAAGGCCAGGGACTTCGTTCGCTATGGATAGCAGATCATACATACGTAGGCCGAATTTTCTATTCGACAATGATTGTTCGTGGATAGATATGGTCGGCCAAGTCGGTGCGTTGGCTGCAACGTTAGTGGAGGAATAATGTTGGTCAAGAGAGATATAACACGCGACGAACTGAGATTTCAGTTTGAGTCACACGCGAGTGACATGGGCTTGGAAGTGGAGGTATTCAGTGATGGACCAGTTAATGCAGGAGTCGCGATCGTCGGAGAAGGACCTGGAGAGACTGAGATACGGCAAGGGCTTCCTTTTGTTGGGGGTGCTGGTCGTCTCTTGTGGGATAGCCTCCGGAAGTATGGCCTGCATCGTGGGAATGTATATGTTACTAATGTTGTTAAGCGGCAGATAAGTCTGTCTAGGAAAGGGAACGAGAAACATGCAGTCCACAGAGACGAGCAGGAGAAATGGGCTGGACTTCTTCAATGGGAACTTAGTCAACTGCCAAATGTGCGGGCAGTCTTTTGCATGGGCAACTTTGCTCTGGAAGCTCTCACGAACCACGTCGGAGTCACGTCCTGGCGAGGTTCTGTGTTGGATTATCAACTGCCCAATGGTCAAGCTGGAAAAGTTGTGTGTACAATTAATCCAGCATACGCTCAAAGAGAACTCAAGTTCGAGCCAGTATTCCTTATGGACTGCCGCAAACTCGACTTGGCTGTCCGCGGAGCTTTCAAGCATCATTATATTGAGGAAATTATCAACCCCACATATAAGGAAGCTATGGCGTTCATCCGGGACATTGCAAAAGCTGACAGACCTTTTTCGTTTGACATAGAGCAAATCAATGGAGAGACTGCGTGTTGGGGTATTTCGAATAACCCGCATAGGGCGATGTGCATTAACTTGCGTGATGCCGAGTCCAATAGGTTCACGGTGTCCGAAGAAACTGACCTTTTATTGGCTATGCAAAGCTTGTGTGACTCACACAAGGTTATTGCACAGAACGGTTCGTTCGATGCCTACTGGTCAAGGCTCAAGGACTGGCTATCCGTTCGAGTATGGTTTGATATACTACTTGCACATCACGCGCTGTATCCACAACTACCGCATAACTTGGCGTTTCTAACTGCGCAGTACACGACTCACCCATTCTACAAAGACGAGGGAAAGGCATGGAAAGAGGGCGGAGACCTAGATCGATATTGGAAATACAACTGCAAGGATGCAGCTATTACGTATGCGGTGTACGAAAAATTGTCGAAAGAATTAAAGCAGGAGGGACTGGAAGACTTCTACTTCGGCCATGTCATGCGGGCACAACCCCATCTGGTCAGCGCGACTGTGCACGGTGTCGCTGTAGATTTGAGTATGAAAACACGGCTTACCGAGCTTATCACGGAAGATGTGGCGAAGCTGGAGTCAAATTTCCACAGAATTGTTACGGAATTGACGGAGGAGAGTGACTATCGGCCAAATCCACTATCGCCAGATCAGTTGAAAGCGTTGTTCTTTGATAAGCTTGGACTGAAAGGGAGGGGGTACAGTACAGACGAAGACAATCGAAACCTTATGCTCAAAGACCCTGCGACTTCACCCCTAGCCAAGGAGATGCTCGTTGCTTTGCAAAGGTACAAAGAAGAGGCTAAGTTTCTTGGAACATATGCACAGTCAAGAGTATCTAGCGATGGGAGGTATCGGTGCGAGTACAAGCAGTATGGTGTGGCTAACGCACCTGGAAGGCTGTCCTCTGCCAAACTGCTTACTGGTGAGGGGGGCAATATGCAAAACATTCCAGTGCGAGCGAGAGGAATGTATGTCGCGGACCCAGGTTGTGTATTTGTCTACTTTGACTTGAGTCAGGCTGAGGCTCAAGTAGTATCGTTCAGAGCAGACATAGCCAAGTGGAGAGAACAGTATGCGCAAGCTAAAAGAGATGGGGTATACGATAGCCACCGAGCCTTGGCTTCAGAGATGTTTAAGGTACCCTATGATAACGTTCCGACAGAAGATTGGGATGCGGACGGTAAGCCTACGATACGTTATACGGCCAAACGGTGCCGTCATGGCCTCAATTACAGAATGGAGCGCTTCAGACTATCACAAGTTACGGGGCTACCATATCACGTCGCCTCACGGGCGTTCGCGCTCTATCACTCTATTACACCAGAGCTACGGCGTTGGTGGGAGCAGGAAGAAGCTGAGTTCAAGAAAACCCGCACGATGTATAATGCCCTTGGACGGAGGTTTAAGGTTGTCCAGAGACTTGACGAAGCGGTTCTCGGTTCCATCATTGCATTCTATCCGCAATCTACAATCGGAGATAAAATTACTCAGGTATGGTATCAGTGCGAGGAAGATGATGAATGGCCCGATGATGCTCGCATTGCGATCGATGTACATGACAACCTTGTGGGTATTGCAACAGAACGAACGGCGAAAACGGCTCTGAAGATTATGAAAAAATATGCTGAGAGCCCAATATGGATACAAGATGCTTGGAGGAGAAGGAAGCATGAGCCTCTGAGCATCCCGGCTGAGTTGAAAATGAGCTATCCTACAGTATGGGATGAAAGTAAAAGAGACTTCGTGGAGGATAAGAAAGGTCTGCATAGATGGAGCACAATGAGAAAGGTAAAGCTATGAGCAAGCGAAGGATTCCTGCACACAAGCAAGCAGAAGATGACGTCATGACGCTGGATGTGTACCAGTTAAGGGCTGCGAATACTGCCGTATACCCCAACAGAATGTCTATGATGGGACTGATGTACTGTGGCTTGAAACTGTCAGGCGAAGCTGGTGAGTTCGCAGACAAGCTTGGCAAGGTGTTAAGAGACGATCATGGTGAAGTCAGTAAGCTACGGCGGGAGATGTTGATTAAGGAGTTAGGTGATGTGCTGTGGTATGTGTCGCAGGCAGCGATCGAGTTGAATATACGGCTGGACGAAGTTGGCAAGCAGAACTTGGAGAAGCTGAGAGATAGGCATGAGCGTGGTGTGATAAAAGGAGACGGAGATAATCGCTGATGTACGAAGGTGATATAGCTCAGGCGTTGATCGCTGCTGGCAGCGATGGACTCCGAATGGCAAGTCTGATGAAGCGGTTTCAATCCTGTGTGAGTCACACAGAAATGGAGGATATGCTAGATGCGTGGATAAAAGAAGGCAAGGTGCAGATGTTCGTAGTCAATAAGCGTCATCGAGTTTACAGAGCAACCACGAAGATGTTGGAGAAGTAATTTGTCTAGTCTAACCCATATGGGCTCCTTGGATCGATTACAGTGGGATCAACTCCAGGAGCCTGATAGCCAACAGCAACACCACCATACGGATCAAGGTCTTCTAGTTTGATCGGCTGACCTGCTTGCTTAGATAGCATATCTTCGACACGGCGAATGGTGAATAACAACACCCTCGCCGTGTCTTGTCGAATGTTCTCATAGTGCTCACGGACTTGACGGACGTTGTATGGATCGACGCCGTGCTTGCGTAGGTAGGCACGTTTCTCTATGTACATTGGTGTGTTCTGAGACTGCTCGATCTTCCAAGTTACAGCGTTGCCTTCATTGACTTTACTTAAGCGTCGAACCTCCTTCGCTGCGTCTCCGTAGCGATTCCAGATAGAAAGCTGACCAATGCCGCCTTGTGCAGGGTCGTCTTTCTTGAATAGGTTATACACCGTCTTGATGAATGTATCATATAACGGATTAGTCGGCGGAGGTTGGCTGATACCTGCACTCGGCACTTTGATTTCTTTATCTCCGGGTACGCCTTTCTCGAGCGGCCCAAGCGCTTCCACAGCGATCTCGCCTCCGCGTTTGCTTTGTGGCTTAAGGTTAATCAAGCCAGCACCCATATCTGGATGCCATTCACGGAAGAACGAAACCATTTGATCGATGTGCTTTTGCTTCTTGTGTAGTTCTTCACTGATTGGTGTATTACCAGGAGTCGGCGGATGAATGCCAAGCACATCACGGACAATTGGTGTCTTCTCTGTAACACGACGTCCACCAGCCTTCACAGCATTCTCAAAGGCTTTGCCTACGCCTTCAGGTGTCTGTGTGAAGGCTGCTGCTGATTGACCAAACACATCACCAGCACCACCAGCGAAGGCTCTAATCAGTCCTTCGATTGTAACAGGCAGCCCACCGCGTTGATCATAAGGCTCTGCGCGACGACGATACGCATCACCACTGAAGATTCCTTGTACGCTGGACAAACCTTGTGTAGCCAACGCCATATTGAACAGAGGCGGTGCAGGTGGCTGAATGGCTACGCCAGCAAAGTTATTAAGTGCTTTCATGAAGTCTTCACCTTCATGAAACAAACTAGAGCGGAACATATGATCGAAGCCAGCCTCTAGCAGACGAGCGTATATGGATGTTTCGTGGAATCGAGGAAGCTCGATGCCTTCACTAGCTGGCCTACCAGGGATCGGTATGTATGTGTACATAGTCTGGTTGTAGTCGCTGCGGTAGTTCCTTCTATAGTCATCATATGACATGCCATTTGGGTCTTTGCCAAGCGAGCGAGTGAATAGATAGTTCATCGCTATCGGCAAGCCGGTGTAGAGCCATAAACGAGCGGTGAATGCAATTGGGTTATCGATATAAGCTTCGCCAATTCGTTTGATGCCTTGGACCGTTTGATTGAACCAAGGAGTAGCGCCTCGTCCTAGTACCTCGGCTGTTGCACCCACAGCGCTTACACCGGCCTTTCCAACAGCACGAGCGCCACTGGCTTGGAATGGAATAGGCGAACCGCCACGGACGAAGAATTGCCCACCACGCTTCGGATCGCCTGTTAAGTGACGAGCGACGGTAGCCAGTTCAGCTAGGTGCTTCTTGCCTTTGTGCTTACGTATGAATGCTACTTGTGGCGCTGCGTGACTGGCCTCAAGTAGGGCTGTGTATGACTTAAAGATGTTGTGTAGAGCGTCGTATGAGAAGCGACTCAAAGGATCAGTCGCACCCTCGCGTGCCATAGTATCAAGCTTTCGAATGCCGTCCTTGATGCCACGTGAGGCTTGTGCTTGTTGTTGTAGAATATCTCCACGGGCTGAACCCACACTACGCAGCTGAGCATGTAGGCTGTTCATGTACTTCTGAGACAACCATGATCCCATCACATCGGTCGTACCAGGACCAAACACAGAGTTGAGCCAGCGGGCTGAGCCATTATCCAGGGAATGACCAATTGCCTTGGCCACCTGTGGTAGTAATTGAGCAGGGACTTCGTAGAGTGTTTCAGCGATGCCTGGAGCGCCACCACCTAAGAATCCGGGAGTAATTCGACCACTGTACTCAGATGGCGTGGTGAGCTTCATGATTGCCCAACTGCGTATGGGACTGGTGATCGCAAACCACGGAGCCAATTGCCCGGTGCTACCAATCTCCAGCATACGCTTCGTGCCGTAGATCGGGAACATCATGTTGGGCATTACGTATGGGTCCATCTTCAGCGTACTGGCGATGAATGGGTCAGTGCTGTAATATTCCTTTTGCCCACGACGGAAGCCGACAGAGACTGTATTGAATGGATCGTATTGGTTGGCAATCGCACTCGACGGTGTGATTGTTTGTGTCTTCATGCGTCCTGTCTTCTGGTTCAGGACTTTTGCTTTGACTGGCGAGATGCGAATGATGCGGCGACCTGTTGAGTCGTGTTTGCGCACAGTGTCTCTGTAGATCATGCCTGCTTCATTCTCCATGCGCGTGCGGAGACGAACCTGCATGTCGTCGTTGAGTGCCAACGTAGCTCGGCCACGATCAACGTCTGTGTGAGTCACACGCTTCTGACCTTTTGGAAACGGAATAAAGTTCGGGCGTGTCTTGTTGAGGTAGGCAGCTTGAGCGGGAGTAATGGTTGCGTATTCGCCAGTGGATTCGAATTTACGAATCTCGCGATTGAGTTTGACTACGTGTTTCGAAATCTCAGCCAAGCCGGGGTTGGCCCGCTCCATTGCTTTGATTTCGGCGTCAGCCCTTGGTAAGTCATAATTACGAATGGTAATCGGTCTAGGAGCCACAGGCTTTTTGGTAGATAGTCGCCTAACAGATTCTTCTTTGATTTCGTCAAGTGTATCTTTCAAGAATAGATACTTACTGACCTCTGGTGTATCCAATGGCATCAAGTCACCGAGGGGCACGTCGGTCTTGAAGCGAAAAATCGGTGTCTCGATGCGGCCAGCAGTCACGGCACCTTCGACCAATGCTTGTGCAGCACCACGAGTGTGCAACGCGAATTTGTCTTCAATCTCCATCAAGGCAGGTATGGGTACGCCTGCACGATCAGCGACATTGAACAAGCCACGATTTACATCATCCAGATGTGTACGAGCAAGATCGACAAGTGTGGTGTCTGTAATAGGACCAAGACCGCCAGGAGGAGCGTATGCATTGACAACATCGCGAATCTTAGGCTGCGGTGCGAGTTGGTTAAGCTTAGCCGCTCGGAATATTTTTGGGCCAAACAACATGCCAAGAGTGACAGCGGCGATGCCACCTAAGATACCATACTCGGACTCTTTGACCTTAGCTGGTCCGCCAGCAGTGTCAACTACTCGCTCGCCCTCTTGAGTCTGGAACTCAAGGCGACGAGGTAATTCGGAGCCGATAACAAGTTCTCTGGCCAGCGCTTTGTTTTTCTCAGTCGTGCGCTCCTTCTGAATCTTCTCTAAGAGATCACCATATGCTTTTGGAAGAGGAGTGCCAGGGGGACGCTTCTTGTGTCGCTCCTCCATCTCCAGCAACTGACGCTCTAAGGTCTGCAATCGAGTCTCCCCGACACGTTGTCCTCTGCGCTCCCGTTGATCTTTGGGGAGCAGCTTGAAGCCTTGTGCGTCTTTTTCTTGTGCGGCAGCAGGGGAGATTAATGCACTAAGCAACCAAGCAGGCAGGTCGAATGGCTTCTCAGGCGCTTGGCGTTGCGTCTCATCGGCAGTGAGTCCAGTCAAGTCTTTGGGTTTGTTGGCTTCGAGATATGTCTGATACGCAGTTAGCGCAGCCATTGTGGGCAGTGTTGCTTTGCCCATAGGATTGATGCTTTCGCCAGCGAACCCTGAAACTTGCTCAAGTGGATTGAGTAGGTGTTTAGGCTTTGCTCCAAGCGCGCTGCGAATGAAGTCTTCAGCATCACGTCCAGCCTGCATGGCCTCAGTAATGGCATCTGCGTGCGAGGTTTTAGTCTTCGGGTCAGTTGGCAAGCGGCGAGCACTGGTCGGTCCAGCGGGTCCGGGTTGCAGAACCATTTCACCCATTGCAGGAATGCCAGCACCAATGTCACCGACGATACGCGGAATGGCAGCAATAGGACTGACTAGAAGTTGACGCTCAGGCTCTGTGACATAGCGAGTTCCTGCAAGTAGCTTTTGATAGAAATCAGGATCAGCAGACTCAGCACCGATTACTTCGGGCCACATTGGGTAAGCAGGCTCGGCTTGAGGCGCAGGAATAGCATCACGTCGAGGCGAGACTTGTCCTGTCAGTGCTTCCTCTTCAAGCACTTGACGCGCAAGTTCGTCTAACTGGTCCTGAATAACAGGATCAGTCCAATCGATGCCGAAGCCGAATTCGTCATAAGCCATCTGTGTGACTCACACAAGTTTAGTCTTCAAACACCCGCTCGGGTTCGCGTTGATATTGATCGAGCAATTCTTGGATCAGTACATTAGGCTCACTCGGTGGAGGCAATGGACCTTGTACTGGACCTGAATCAGACATTGCAGGACCAGCAACTGCTGACCTTGGTCCTGGGCCGCGTTGATTCATCAACTCCATCAATGCACGAATCCAATTCATGACATTGTATTGCTCATCGGCGGGATCAGAGACTTTGATCTCGCCTCGGTTGCTACGAACGTCAGCGTCTTGTGCGAACATAGAAAGCAAGTCACGCCCCAAGCCACGGGGAGCGACCTGCATTGGGTCTGACAGACGATCGTAGGGACGTTTAATCCCTCCAGCCTTCTGCGTGTGTATCTTGGCCCAGTCAGGCATTAACGCCCTCCCATCATTTGTCGTTGGATCATCTCTAACTCAGCTTCAGCAGGAGGCAAGTCAGGGTCTTCATCGGGTGGTATGTCTTCAGGCTGCGCTACATAATTCGGATCGTTAAGTAGTGTAGACAATTCCTGCAATCGAGGATCGTCAGGGTAGTCAGTGAGTAGTTCTTCTACAAGTGCTCGTGCTTGGTCGGCCATTACTTATCCCTTTCTTGTTCGAGTGTACGTTCCATTTCTTCAAGGTCACGTTTCAGTTTCTCAATCTCTTCGCGTTGTTTTTGTTTCTTCTCTCGACTGCGTATGGCACCAGGAGTCATGGATAAAGGCTTACCATCAGATCGCTGACCAGGGATGTTGGCGAGTGTCTTGGCTAAGCCCATTGCGTCTGGATCATCAAACTCAAGATTATACTCCTGAGGAGGATTCATGAGGTTTTGTTTCTCAATGGTTTCCCCCCACATATCTCCTCTATTCGTGCCCATCAACTTCATTAGCTCATTGTACAAGCGCTCTTTGTTGACTGGATCAGCTGCATAGTCGAACTCATCCGTGAGCCGATCAGTCATCGAGTGCTCGACAGCGGGGAGCATAGTGCTACGCATCAGTATTCTCCAGTAGCTACCTTGCCAGACAGCAAATCACGAATCAATTCCTGCACGTTTTGTGCTTCGCGGTCTTCGTGCAGTGGCTCCCGGACCAGAGGCGATCGGCTCTGATTGAATTGCAAATAATTGTGTCGATCTAACTCTTGCTGCAACGCACGAATACGCGGGTCGTTTAGTGCGTAATGCTTAAGCGCTGGTCCGAGAATGTCAGCCATGTCAACCTCAGAAGTATGGATAGTTCGTCTCTGGACGTGCTCTAGGCAGCGGGATGTTCTGGCCTAAGGCACTGCCAAAGTTTGTTCCAGGAGCGAAGTACTTTGCTATATCCTTTGCGCTAGGTCCGGGCTGTTGTCCACCACTCAGCGAACTGTACATGCGAGCAAAGTCGCCCATGTCAATGAATGGGTCATCTGCCGCTTTAAGCTGTGCGTTGTATGCAGCACCTACATTCTTCGATCCAGCATCGATGGCACCGAGTAAGTTACTGGCCATTTGTCCTTGCTGACCTGCCAACGCTGCGGCTACAGGGCTCTCAGTGGACACGCCTCCACTTGAACCACCTGAAGCTGTCCGTGAGAAGTGCTCCATTGCAGGGATGTACTTACTAGCGTGTGCTTGATCGCGGCCGAACTTCTCGCCCATAGCCTGCTGACGTGCTTGTAGCATGACTTGAGCAAGCTTTTGGCCAGCAGTATCCGATCGATCACGAGAGTTGACGACTGGTAGATTACCCCTCTGTCGAATGCGTTCTCGACCTAAGAGATTCTCTGCCAGTCGCTCACCCTCACCCATACTGCCTAGCATGAGTTGTGTAACTTCATCTCGAATCGACGCCTCGCTTGGAGGTTGATCAAATCGATACCCTGTGAGCGCTCGATTGTAATCTTCCTCTGCGCCAACACCACGCTCGAAAGCACGACGGCGAATGTCACGATCACGACCAGCATCTACACCGAGGCGCTGTGACTCTTCGCCTTCGCGTAGTTGCATGAGAGCGCGTTGCATAGGAGTGAGAATAGTCTCCCATGTGTTCGTCGCCGAGTTGTATCGCTGCACATTGCCGAAGGCGTCAGTTCGTGCAGCTTGAGCAAAGCGCTCTTGTCGCGCAGCTTGCTGACGCTGAAACGCCAACTGCTCGGCAGCGATTTCATCGCTGTCGTCCATAAGGTAGTTGAGGCCGGTGATACCGGCTGTGATTGCTAAGCTGACTGGATCAATCATCTGTGTGACTCACACAAGTTTAGCTGCCAAGGTACGACTTGATTGTCTCTTCAATGTCGAGATCGTGAAGTGTTTTGCCGCGTGGATTTGTGGTCCGCCCTTTTAAGTCTCTGTACGCAGCAATCGGGTCGAAGGAACGTGCTGCTTCTTCATAGCGATTATCGAGCCAGGAACCAGGCACATCAAACAAATCTCTACCTTCGTGCCGGTGCGATTCTCTTGTCCGCAACTCTTCAGGATCAGGATCATCAACGTAATCCTTCATAGGGAATATATGGAAGATCGGAGGCTCTCCAGGACTTGGCTTCACTCCTGGCACGGTTGCGTCAGCGTATGGACTCTCAAAGTACCCAAACCGATCAGGATGCTGCAAAGGTAACTCAGTTATCTCTTCTGGTTGGAATTTACGCATCAGCGATGCAATGAAATCTTGAATAGATTCACCGATCGGCAGTTGATGCCGATACTCTTGCATTCGCCGTTGTAGTTCTCGACGCGTTTTAAGATTAGCCATTAGAATACAAACCTATTAAACTGATTCTTGTTTCCAGGCGTCGTGCCATACGGTTGTTCTTCGTCTTCGTCTACGTTTGCACCGCTCAAGGCTCTTGGATCGAATCGGAAGTTCTGCGCTCCCTGCGCTCCTCCGGCGATTGCGGCCAAGCCAGAAGTGTCAAACAGATTCCCAGTAGGCAGACGAGACTTAAACTGATCACCAAGGCTGTTGATGAAGTCATCGATTGACTGTTGTGACTCTGTTCCGTATTGTGCAGCATTGAATTGCGTTCCCACAGGTAGCGTTGCAGCCCTTGATCTAGCACGGTTCGCAATATCCCTTTGTGATTGACGACCAGACTCAATCAAGCCAGAGCCAATGTCGCCAAGTTGCGTACGGACTCGACCTTCTTGCTGACCGAGATTACCCAACGCAGCAGTGGCACCTGTTTGGTTAATCACACCACGCTTCAACAGATTGTTTATGTAAGCGTCGGCTTCTCCTCGTTGCTGCCCGAGGATATCTGCGATGAACGGGTCATCTAACGTACTACCCACGCGGTCATACTCGAAATCTGGAGCGAAAAGAGCGTCAAGATCGCGCCCTGCCTTGAAGCGGGCAGCGTCTTGCTCTCGACTAAATGCACGTTCTCCAAGTCCCGTGAGGGCCGATCCAATAGGCGTGCCAGATGGAAGGCCTGCAAGTGACTCTTGAATAATTGCGTCTATGTCATCCGTGAACATACTAGGATCGAGTCCACGAGACGTTAAGTACTGCAATGCAGCAGCACGTGAGTTATCTATCGCCCCTGTCCTACTGGTGTTAGCATTGCCACCTACACCGAACTTGCTTGGATCAATACCAAACATTTTCCCAATTGAAGCGAACCTATCGGCATTCGGAATGCTTGATAAGTCACCACCCTGAGAGGCTTGGAGTAGCGTGTTAAAATCCAATCCAGGAAACATGACTAGAGCCCTTGTTGTTGAAGGAGAAGCTTTATGAATTCTTGAGGATCGTTCATGCCGGTTACAATTTGCTCATGTGGGAGCCTGTCTTCCGTTTCCCAAGGTGGAGTATTCCGGCGCTGCTTAGGAGTAAAGTCCAATCGTCTTTGTACATTGCGCGCCTCAACTTCACCTGCATGTCTTCGATAAGCTTCCTGTGCGGCCTCAATTGCATTATGGTGTGTTCGTTGAGGTAGCTTCCTTGGCAAGCCTAATCGATCTAGTGCCTCTATAGCCTTAAACATCATATCGTTTGGATGCGTTCCTCGAGCGAAGTCTTCTTGTTGCTGAATCCAATGTTGTAGTTCATGCGCACCAAATGATCGGGCTCGTTCAGGTGTTGCTGCATTGATCGTAAGTTCTCGTGGATTCTCAGTATAGAGTCCCGACTCTTTCCTAGTTGGTGTAATTACTTTGCTGTATATATCTGCCCTGGGATATGCTTCCGAGAGCTTACGGTGATGGATGGGTCTTCCTAGAAACCCTGTTCCTTCACCTTGTGTTACTGACAGCATGTCGTCTGGAATTTCATATCGCCACTTTTGATCTGGCCCTTGAAACCAATCAGTGTCTCGTAAAATCTTCCAGCGGTTCTCACCCCTAGCCAGCATTCGCTGAGCTTCATCAAGAGCATTCAAGTCCGCAGTCTGAGACAGTCGCCCACCGAAAACACCAGCAGCGCCCTTAGCCGCGAATGGCAGCGACGCTCCTGCTGTTCCTAGTGCTGTGTTCATCGTCTCTCTAATAAGATCGTCTACAGGCTGCGGTGCTTCAGGGTCATCTGTATAGTCTTCTCGTCTCGTTCCTGCATACTGAGCAGCTTCAAACATGCGCTGCGGCGCACTCGCCAACGCCTTCACAAGCTCGGCTAAAGCTTGTGTACCAGGATGGTTAAGGCGGTTAATAACGTCCATCACGAACCTTCAGACGGTGGAAAGAAGCAGTGTGCTTTCTCGGCACCAGGATTTTTGCAGACGTGGTATTGCCCATCAGGACTGTATTGCTTAATTTTGTCCCTCGCCCAAAACTGTCGGTTGTATATCCAGTAGCCATTTGCGACACGAGTTACTTGGTTAGCTGCTAATGGAGCACAGTCCTTGCCGCTGCAACACTCTTTCGGGTACCAGTCGTGTGAGGAAGCAACGCCGCTTGCCATTACGAAGATTGCGACACACATAATCATAAGCATAAGGCCACGCCCTCTTGTCTGAGTCACACACGTTATCCATATGTCCATACTCGGACTTCGCCGACACCACCGGCACCACCTGCGCCGCCTGTAGTTGTACCGCCTCCGCCGCCACCACCACCACCGCCAGGAGCACCACCATTACCACCAGCGCCACCTGTACCACTGTCTTGACCACCACCACCACCTCCTCCTGAACCAGCGCTTAGTCCGGCGCCAGCGGCACCGTTTGTACCTGCTCCTCCGTTAGCAGCCCCACCTGCACCACCATCAGCATCGGAACCTGGAGTTCCAGCCGTTGATGTTGTCGTTGGTCCAGAAGCACCACCCTCACGTCCAGTTCCTTCTGTATTGCCACTGGTAACACCTTCACCACCCCCTCCTCCTCCTCCCCCGTGAACACTTTTGAATCCATCAGTAGCAACGCTATCGTCACCAACTCCACCAGCACCACCACCAAATCTCGACGAGCCACTCAAGGCACCAGCAACTCCTCCATCGGGAGCCCCTGCAACGCCCGCAGCACCAGCCGAACCGGCTCCTCCGGGTGATATCTCACCACCACCACCACCACCGCCTATATCGGATGCCGTTGTGCCTCCGCCACCGCCTCCGCCGCCGTGAGCGTAAATAAGCGTACCAAAACTAGATACTCCCCCCACACCACCAGCCGTCCCATCTCCGCTGCTGCCTCCAGCACCATTCGAACCGGCAGCACCTACGGTTACTGATTCACTTGCGCCAACAAGCAAGGCGTTTAAGAGTTGGATTACTCCAGCACCGCCACCGCCACCGCCACCACCACTGCGGGTACTACCAGCAGCACCACCACGTCCACCACCACCACCGCCTCCTCCACCAACGACATGCACTTGCATCCACTTAGCCCAAACGGGCTTATTGTACGTTCCATTAGAGGTAAAAGTGTCAATCTGAACACGAGACAAAGCCAAGGTTTCAAAAGCGGTGCCGGTACATTGCAACAGGATCAACTCTCCTGCTCGTAGGGTCGCGGTAGTTGCGCCGTCAATTTGCTCGGCACCATCAGCGTCAATTGTGACTACACCAGTACCGTAGTTAGCAATTAAGCAATAGAAGCTCGACGTTAGTGTCGCAGCAGCAGTGAGTGCAAGAGTAAACGTGCCACTTGTAACCTCTATCATCTTGCTGTGGTCAGTGCCGATGATAGTATCTGCGCCAGTGATCGCGCGTCGAATAAACGTAGTTCTAAGGGTAGCTGCACCATTTGCGCCAGCGTCAGTAAGAGAAATGCCAACGCCAGCAGTAAGGACACGCTCAGCGGTCAATGTACCATCTAATGCTAAGGTCACATATTGAGCAGCAACTGGAGCTTTAAGCGCAAGGCCAGCAACACTTGCTTGCGCTGTGCGCAGCGGCGTCATAAGTTTAGTGTTATTTGTTCCAGTTTCTGCTTCGCCTTGCGTAGCAATAGGCACAAATCGACTATAGAACAATTCGCGCCAGTTGCCTGACGCATCAGATGCAACGAACATAACATCGTTGGCAGCTGTTGTCCTATTGGCGTTGTCCAGAAGCAGCAATGCCGGGTTGTTATTCGTTAGTATTAACGCATCATTGAACTTCAGTATCTTAAATGTATTCGTAGCCGTGCCGAATGACTCAATGGTTGTAGTACCTGTGATATTGAGACGAGAAGACGAGACGCCACCCAAGTCTGTTTCAGTGTCAGACGCTAAATTAGTCCAGTCTGTACTGTTAATTGCGCCGGACGTAATACCGCTCACATCAATCAAGACAGTCCACTTGTTAGCTGCTAAGTCAGTATTAAACACGCCTGATGTATGTGTTTCAGCAGCAACAGCATATCGTCCATTGTCAACAACAAAATCGTTTGCTGTATATAAGGTAGCAGTCTGCCACGTTCCACGAAACGCTGGAATAGTTACGGCTGCATTCCAATGTGTTGGATTGCTTGTCCTATACGTGGCAAATGTGGTGGGCGTTGCAGGGCTGGTATGTGCCACAGCACAAACATACAATTCGCCATTGGCGACGTTATCAATGACAACATCGCCAATGGCGTACGCAGTACTATTCGCCCAATTCGCAGCATTGCTAAGCAGCGCGTTATATAACGCTGTGTCAATCGAATTGAATGTCGTTTCAAGCGCTTCAATCCACGGACTCTGTAAGAAGTCCGGGATCGGAAGTTTGAATCGAGGAGTATATTCAGGCATGTTGTGTGACTCACACAGCTAGCGCTTGTACGATCCGCGCGAGAATAGAAACGATAGGTTCTGGATTTCTAAAGGCCGTCTTGTCATTCCACTGAACACAGGCTTCAACGTCTTAAACTTTACAGGAAAACGGTAAAGCCGTGGATCATTGCTTCGGCGGCCGCCACCAAAAGGACCAGCATCGAAGCCAGCACCAAGAGCATCGTTACCAATGAACTCAAGTGCGAGAGCAGCTGCATATCTCACCGTCCCGTCAGCATCCTTGTAGAGATTGTCTACAAATGCCGATAATGTGAATTCTGCATCGCCCTTAGTCGCTACCGACACATAACGATTAAGCTTGGACTGCATTGGGTTCTTGCCGTCCAGCCACGGCAACTCCATCGTGAACGTGATAGGTTCTCCTTCGTACAATTCCCATTTACCAATCGCTTGATCTTCACGATCCTCTTCGAACGTACCACTTGAAGCGCTTAAGTGATTACTTATACACTCGTAGCTCTCTTCGGTCAGCGTGTCATATATAAGATCACCAATAACATAGTTAGTACCATTATTCCAGTTAGCGTCACGATCAAGAGTACGGTCGGCGTAAAATGATTCACCGCTGTAGACATGATTGCCCATCTGGAATATGCGTGTACCTGCTGCCATGAACACACGGCCGAGAGTGGACACACAACCACAAGTGAAGTCTAGGTCTTTGTCTCGATTCCATGCTTTGTACTTCAGTTTCTGACTGAAGCTGTACGCAAATCCATCGCCATCTGCTGTGACCAACATCAAGACCTTCTCAAGGCTGTCATACAACATGAAGCAGTTTACCAGTAGTTGAGTGTCTGTAAGTGCTCCAAGCACGCGCCTATATTCAGGTTCGATGATTGAGACAAGTGGATCAGTTTCCAGCAAGCCGCTGAGAAGGCTACGGCTGACAGAAGCGATACCATCATGACCTGCGAATACGAGATCACTTTCGATTTCAACAATGCACCTATGACCAAGCAACCCAAACATCGGCACGGTGTCGGGGAACTCCGGGGTGTGTACGTCGTTTTCATCGTAGACTCCCAACTGTACGACTACAGCCTGCCCCTGAAAGAACACTATTAAGTTCGATCTGAAACCAGCTACCCCTCGTATCTCAGATGAACCTTCTGGTGCAAACGCACCTACATCTATTGAAATGGCATCGTTTGGTGGAGGATCGCCTAGAAATGTTCCTGCTGTACCACGCGATGAAATATGAACAGAGGTCGGATCGGCTGCGATGCCTGCTATACAATGATAGTTCGATGCAACGCATCCATACTTTCCTATTGGTACGTTGACATTGCTTCCTGAAGCAGGGTCTTGAAGGTACGTAACAACAAGCGCCGAGCTAATCGTCACAGGCTTGTCTACACCGTTGTGAACGATCATCTGCGTCTTGAATGGAACGAAATCGATACTGGTTAGACCAGACGACCAACCAGACGGCGCACCAGGAAGCAGAGCAGCAATAGCACTAGACCAAATGAGAGTATTCGATCCGGCACTGTTTGTCGCCGTAATTTGTCCAGTTGTAGTAACAGATATGACAGAATTAGCAAAGAAGACCTGATCAACGATCGTCCCCGTAGCTACGTCTGCGATATCAGCGAACCAGCGACTTCCCAAGCGTAATCGTTGACCGCCAGCAGAAGTGCGACGAAAATTGTCCAGAGTAACAGCATAGCGAGGCTCCATTGCTATGTCGTTGTCGACAGAGTTCAAACCACCACCGAACCCTCGAAGCGTGATGTTCTCAAGCTTGATGGCTCTAGCCTGTGGACTGAGTTTTGGTAGTAATCTCATGGGATTACATGCCAGTCGTTTGGAATGCCTGTCGTGCCGGATACAGGAATGCGATGCTTGCTCTTACCCGCCTGTATCGTGCGCCATCGATCCTCAAGCATAGCACGTACAGTCTCAAGAGCATTTGCGTTTAAGTCATCGCCTCCCATAATTTCGGCAGCAGCAGCAAGAGCAAGTAGATCACGATCAAGATGTAAGGTATCATCACCTGTCAACTGCGTAGCTGGAGCAGTCAGCGGATGCTGACGAATTAACACGTTCACAGAACCAACAGACGCTTTAGGATAGAATTGCAAGCGTCGATTGGTAAAGTGAGCACTACTGACATGCAAGCTGTCCCAAAACAGAACCTTTGTACCGGCACTGGTTAGCGTGTACGGGTTCATGTTCCGAGGCTTGACTGGCAACGGCACAGTCTCTGCATCACGGAAGACAGCAACGAAATCTTCGAAGTCAAGTTGAACAACAGAACTAAAGACGTTACTGCTGGCCACACCAAGTGTACCGTCCAGCGCAAAGCTGTACCAGTTCAAATACTGTGGCCAGAAGTCTTTCTTGAACATCATGTTGAAGCCACGGACAGCGGCGGCAATGAGTTGATCTTCACCGAACTCATTGACGCCGGTGCCACCGACTTGACCAATGATCAAGACGGCATCAGAGACGATTTGTGTGATCGTGGCTGACATGACTTTAACTATTCACATGCCGGATGCCATGAAGCCCGCCATTACCAGACGAGTTCACAGAGTTATCACCGTACATTCCGACAACAAGCTCAGCCGATCCAGTTGGAGTCATGAGAGACTCATACGTTCCTCGTGGATCACCAGTCACCAACGTCTGTGGATCAGTTTCAACAGCCTCACTGAACTGCTCGGACGTGATCTCAACACCAACAGCAATGGGACCAGAATCTGCAATGTCCGAGATGACGATCTCAATGAGGTCGCCTGCACGAACGCGATTGTTTGCAGAGTAGCCTGCTGTAGTTGGAGCATCAGCTTGCAAGTTGCCAGTTGCAGCAGCACTCGTATCGATGGTAAGTGTAAGGCCAACGACAGCCACACCACCAAGTTCGACGGTGACAACTGGATCGTTCGTTGAACCAGCTGGCATGTCCGCAACAGTACGAAGTGCTGAGATGTAGCCGGGTACTGGAGAACGGAACCAGAATCCACTAGGGCCAGCAGCGACCTGAACAGTGTCACTGTTGCGCCATATCTCGATCGTCCGTTGGTAAACAGGAACGAAGACACCGTTCTCTTTGGCCCACGCAACGTCACCTTTATATGGCAAGCCGAAGCGCCAACCAGTGCCAACTGCCCAGGTTACAGCGTTCGTTGTGGCAGTCACGATTCGTGTGTGAGTCACACGCTTGAATGCCTTCTTGCCGTATATAATCGCAGTAGAGCCGTTGGCTCCGCTGAATGTCTCCGCCATTGGCTGACCAAGATAATCAAAGCCATGAACGGCAACCACTCCACCGGCAGCACCAGGATCACCACTGGGCGTGACACGAATCGAGCGCCCATAAGTGCTGTCCATAGTGTAAACCGTAGCAAGCGTTTCGATGTTGCCTGCTGTCGCGTCGGC